GTTTCGTATCGATGACTTCAAATCACAGGTAGGTGCTAGTGGCGGTTTCGCTATGGGCAACTTATTCAAAGTATTTCTTCCACCACTTACGGGTGATGCAAGAGAGATGAACCTTCTGTGCAAAGCGGCATCTTTACCTGGCCGTCAAATCCTATCAACCGAAAGACAGATTGGTCTTCAGACGACCAAGGTCGCATACGGATATGGGGTTGAGGATATTACATTGACTTTCCATGTGATGAATGACTATAAGGTAAGACGATATTTTGAGACTTGGCAGAACCTCGCGGTCAATCAGGATACGCTTGAAGTGGGTTACTTCAATGACTACACACATCCTGTGGTCATTCAACAGATTAGAAAGGGTGTTTCTTTCCCGTTGAAAAAGAAAAAGATTTTCGATTCGGGTAAATTACCATCATCTATTGCTGGTAGACTACCACGTATTGGCCCTCTCGACCTTGCACAAGGTGAGATTGATTTGAATGCAATCACAGGTGATGATATCGCCTATACTTGCATACTAGATAAAGCATACCCGACTACAATGAATTCGATTGATTTGAGTAACGAAGGACAACTACTTGAATTGAGTGTGCAGTTGTCCTATAAAAACTGGAGAAGTAAACCTGGCGATGCTGGCGGTAGTCAGTTTATCGAAGGTCTTGCTGGTGAACTAATTAGAAAATTTTTATAATATTTGGAGATTATAATGGCACTACCTAAACTAAATGAAATCAACACATATAAAATGACAATTCCGTCAACGGGTGTTGAAGTGACTTACAGACCATATCTGGTCAAAGAAGAAAAACAGATGATGATTGCTAGTGAGACTGGTGACCAACGTCAGATGATGCAAGTAATGGCAAAGACCATCGATGCATGTGTTGAAGGTGATGTGAATATCACTTCATTGACGACATTTGATGTTGAGTATATGTTCACACAGATTCGTGGACGTTCTGTTGGTGAGACTGCGGAGATTAAAATTACTTGTTCTGATGAAGAGTGTGGTCATAAAACTGAAGTGACCGTCAATCTTATAGAAGCAAGTGTTGATATGAAAGAGACTGATAATGTCATTCAGTTGAACGACAATATCTCAATTGAAATGAAATGGCCAACATACACCGAAGTCGTTAATAACTTCAAGGAAGATGGTGATAATGTTGAGTTTGGTTTCACTATGTTAGCAAAGTCAATTGATGCAGTTCTGACCGAAGAGGAAAGAATCATAGTCAAAGACTTACCAGAAAAAGAAGTGAAAGACTTTGTAGAGTCAATGACACGTCAACAGTTTGAAAAGGTCGGAGAGTTTTTGAATAACATTCCACAACTGGGTTTGAAGACTTCATGGTCTTGTGAAGGATGTGGAAAAGAAAACGAATATGAATTAAGAGGTCTACAAGATTTTTTTTCCTAAACCTCTCACATGATAGTCTTGAGAATCATTTCAAGACAAATTTTTTCATGATGCAAAATTATCGTTATTCGTTGACTGAACTTGAAAATATGATACCGTGGGAGAGGCAGATTTATATAGTTCTGCTTGAACAGTGGTTGGAAGAAGAAAAGAAAAGACACGAAGAACAAGAACGCAGCATGAGAAGATAAGATGGACAAAGATACCCAAAAAGCAATCGCAGTTCTTAATAGATTTGCCGAGATTCAGAATGAAACCGCAAAGAAAAATGCGGAGACGGCTGAACTGAATTTAGAACTTGCCAAAGTATCGAGAGCGGAAGGCGACAAGAAAACTGCAAGAGAGTTTGAGGTTGAGGGTTTTGGTGCTGCAATCAAGGAACAAGTGGGTCTATTCAAATCACAGAAAGCACAACACAAAGCAGAAAAACTTGACAAACTTGAAGCGGAAAGAGAACGTGTTGCTGCGTTAAGTAAAGAAGAAAAAATAAAAGAAAAGGCAGATAAACTAGGTGGGCCTATCAAAACTCCTTCGTTTATCAATAATCTCGCAAAACTAGCGCTGGGTATTGTTGGAGTGAAAGTCTTCACTGTAATGATTCGGAACTTTGATAGTATCAAAGCATTTGTTACAGATAAACTTGTTCCTGCGACAAAAGGATTCTTCACATTCTTAAAAGACACTGCATTACCATTCATCAGTGATAACTTCGGAACCATACTAAACGGTATTGTCGCTATCTCTGGGGCAGTGGTTGCTGGTGCAGTCTTCGTAAAGATTGTTAATGTATTCAAGAAAATTAGAATGGGACTATTCTTATTTAGAATGGGTCTTGTTGATACTGCAAAGGGTTTAACCACTCTCGCAAAGGGTGGTTTTAACCGTATGAAGAAAGCATTCTCAGCATTAAAACTCGCATTTGATTTCTTCCGTGCGAAGATGCTTGCAGAGTTTATTCCTAACACGATTGCCACACTCAGAGCGTCCGCAAAAGCAGTCAGTGGTAAACTGATGAATGGATACAAAGCTATGGTAACCGCATTCAAGGTGTTCCGAACATTCATGGTTGCGACACTTATACCTAGTTTGATATCAGGACTTGCAACAATGGGTTCTGCTATGTTAGGATTCCTAGCATCATTCATGACAGTTCTAATTCCTATTGCTATTGCTGCTGCTCCTTTCATTCTTATCGGTGTCGCTATTGCGGCAGTCATTGGTGCGATTGTCTTGGCTCTTACCAAGGTGAGAGATGCACTAGGTTTTGAGAGTGTTCTTGATGTTCTGATGTTGGGTGTAATGCATCTCAAGGATGCGTTCGGTCATGTAATCAATGCGGTTGGTTCGGTAGTAAACTTTATCTTGGGTATCGTAGAAAAGGTTGCGAGATACGTGCCTGGACTTGAAGACTTTAAAATGCCCAAACTTCCGAAAATGGATACTGACTCAGCCGAGAAATTCACGATTAAAAAACAAGAAGAAAAAAGAGACGCAGCCGAGAAATTCACGATTAAAAAACAAGAAGAAAAAAGAATTGCAGACCAAGAACGTGAGATGGAATCACAGATTGCGGATACTAATAAACGCACCTATGAAATTATGTCACCCAAAGAACAGTCAGATGTTCGCAGATTAAATCGACTACAGAAGAGAGAAGAAGAAGGAACTCTCAGTGGTAGAGGTTCATTGGAACTTGAGAGAGTTCAAAAAAGAGTGAATGAGTCAAGAGATAGACGCGAATCACAACTTAATGCTGCACAGGTGAACAATGTTAATGCACCAACCAGTGTCAATACCGCAAACAATACCGCAGTTTACTCTGACCCAACTCCCGCAACAGATGACCTCGACAGAATATCCGCTTGGTAAAAAAAGGGAGAGACTCGAAAGCCTCTCCCCCGTTTCGCTATTTGGTAGTCTTTTTGGATGCTGTTATCTACACGAAGTCTTTCTCCATCGAGGAAACACTACCTTTACCTATTAGTCTCGGAAACCTTCACCCTTTACAAAGTGATGTAATCTGTGTGAGATTACTACGAACAGCAACCTCACAAGACTTGTCTCCGAATAAGAACCATTGTCGGTATATAAGTGATACATCTTAGTCTTCCGCAGCGAGTTTCGCAAAGTATGACAGTGTATCATCATCATCAGTTGATGCGGTAATCTCTGGTGTAGGAGCAGACGCAATCACTTGTGGTTCTGTCGCACGTGGTTGGACTGTCTCAGCAGTCTGTGTCAATGCTTCGTTCTTCACTGTAGAACCAGCACCAGTTGATTGTCCAAGAACAACCTCCAAACGAGATTTCAATTCCTCGTATGACTTGTATGATGAAGGTGCAGTAAACTCTGTTACATCATGCAACTGGTTATAGGTTGCTTCCAGTTTCACTTCATCTGCTTCAAACAATGCAGAAGATGATTTGAACTCAGACTTGTCATAGTTACGATAACCCGCAACGTTACGAATCTTCAGTTGGAAGTCAGCCCCAGTCCAGAAGTCAAATGGATTGACAGGAGTCTCGCCAGGAAACTGTGGTTGCATCACGTCCATAATCTTGTCAAAGATTTTCTTACCGAAGTCATAAAGGAAAACTTTACCTTCGTTCTGTGGATTTGATGGGTCACTCACGACTAGAATGTTTGCAACATAGTGCAGACGGCGTTTCTGTTTACGAGCAATCTCTTTGTCCTCATCAATACCAGAGTTCCAGAGACGTGAGTTATATTCACTCACAGGGTCATTGTTACCTAGTGTGGTAAGTGATTTCTCAACATACCATTGACCAGTCGGGCCTTTGAAGAAGTGGTCAAAGTAACGAGCCCAAGGTAGTTCCTGACCTTCAGCGGCAGGAAGAAAACGAATTTGTGCGAAACCGTTACCACTGTCATCGACAGTAGGTTTCCAGAAACGTGTATCTTCGTATTTGTTGGTGGA